CTGTGAGTTCGTCCTGCTTCTCAGTCATTGCATTAATGGCAGAGGCCAATTTCTCTTCAATCAAAGTTTCTACCTTTGTGGCAGAAGCCTCGGAATGAGAAGCTAGCTTTTCATCAATGACAGTTCCTAGAGCTGCAGTGAGTTCATCGATATTCATATCAATATCATCTCCTTCATTGATTTCATCTGCCATAAGTTTAATCTCTTCCACTTCAGCAGTATTTTTTTCTACAGCGTCTTCATCAGAATTAACAACAACATCCGATTCCGCATTAGCGGGATCAGACATCCATGTCAAAAACCTCTGAAGAAGCGAGATCTTTTCTTCCAACTCAGCGCCCTCAAATACCCCGCCAATTGACGGGGTTTCATCAGACGTAGTTATAACGTCCGTATCTTCCATGTAGGTAACCATATCAGAATAATTCTTATTATGCAAGTCTTTCACGACATTACAGCTACAACCATCGTCCTTCACAATAGTGCAGTGGCATTCACCACAATCACATGTCGATCCAGAACATTCAGTTTTTTCAATTACATCATCTTTAATACAAACAATTGTATCACCAATTTTATTACATTCAATTTCATCAATTGCGAGAGCGTAAGACAAGCCCTCATCGTCGGACTTAATCAACGTGATGTTAGCAACTGGATTTGCTGGATTGTCCACCAAACTCAACTCACCAAGTTCATACTTGGTAACTACACTAACAGGCTGACCACGAAACTTTCTTGTCTCGTCGTCCTTGCGTTCGAGAATTCGACCACCGATAGAGAAAGCACCAAGGGTGCCATCCAAAACCTTCTGCCAAGTGTCCTCTGCGCCCTTCGAGATATAAGCAGAAACTTCCACACCCTGATAGATGTGTCCATTATCATTAATCTCAACGGGACGATGACCTACAGCCTTACCTACAGCCAGAGGCTGGTGCATCTCGCGTATGTTTCCCTGCCAATTTTTAAATGCTGTCATAGACGCGCCGAAATCAACGACGTCTCCTGACTTATCTACATTATCAGCAGTGGCTACACCAACCACAACCCTCTCTTCATTTTTAACCGAAGAGATGGGAAAGATTAGTTGTAAATTTTCGCCATGCATATTATCGCCTCCTTATGAAGCTATGGAGACCATTGTAACATATATCTGATTTAATTACAATAAGTCTTAACCCACAGCAAAAACAGCCAGAGTAACAGACGCAGTGATAACCTCAAATTCAGTGTAATCACCGGGAATGCAAACGTACTCCGAACCGCCAGCAGGAATCAACACAGACACATGATTATTAAGCTTTACTGTGGCTGCAGTCGATGCATGAGTATTATGAAAGTAAATACCATCCGTATGATGACCCAAAGTTATATTTGAATCAGTACTACTTACGCTGATATTTGAATATATAACACTACTATTTCCGTACATTTCGTCCTCCTATTTTTCTTGTTCACGAACCCCGTCCGTGTCTTGCGCTGAGCCTCTTTCATTGCTGGCCTCGGGATTCGCAGAGTCATCTCCATTAGCGGGGGTATCAGCATTGTCATTACCCTCAGGAGCGCCCTCTGGCCTTTCTGGTTCTTCCTCTACCATGTCTTCACCGGTGAACGGATTAACACCCGTTTGCATGAGCAACTCCATCTTCCTAATATTGCTGGGGAATGGAAGTTCCTCATCACCATCGTCACGGTCGGGAAGACCCAACATGTTGCGTACCTCATTAGGTGAGACCACCTCAGTACGCAGATATCGATCTCTAATCTTAGACTGAACATCTTCGTCAACCAAATCAATCTGTTCAAATCTAAAGTCAAGCAGGTCAGTAAATTCTTTAACGATATTGTTCATTTTCTTTTCTATGATCTTTTGATCCGGCCCCACAACTTGAACCTTGAATGTTTTATCCGCATCCCTAGATACAGCAAGGTTGGCATTATCATATACGCCAACCTTGGGGGCTGGAACTCGGTTTGCAACTAGAATTTCATCACGATTAGACTTTCTATACTTATCGAATGACGCATCTTGAATGTTAGCTTCCAGTTTCTCAAATTTAATATCTACATCACTACCAAGTGAGGCTGGCAGGGGGACAATCAACGTTCCATGATTCCTGCCTTTAACTTCTGTCCTGAAATAGTTTACCAATTCCTGCTTGGACTTATTACTAAGTTTAGCCCCCTTAAGGATAATTGCATATCTAGGAATGGCTTTGTTTTCAAAGTAATCAATATTGTAATTCTTTGCGTACTTGTCTCCCAAAATAGCACCAATGGCAGTTACGGCAGACGGCACACCATAGTAATTATTTGTAGGTGTATATGCCTTAAAATGAATAATCTCATTAGGGCGTCCATCGCTATTAATGGGATCTGGTGTTTCCAAGTCTTGGAAATTTCTGAAGTATACCGATTGGATCTTACTGTGTCGCGCAATCTGCACAAAGCCATCACGCATCCGACGGACCCGCATATTGACAGCCGGTATATGACCAATATATCCTATCTTACCGACATTCGTTCTACCAATTTCAAGATAAGCATTACCGACAGCGAGATAATCGATCCACAATTTGACCATAGTCTCAACAAACGTATCTTCTAGATTTGATTCATCCAACAAAATGTGTAACTTCTTTTTTTCACGAACCAATTCTAATCTAACCTTTTGTCTCTTATCAGGAGTATCTGCTCTCTCAATGCGTCGCTTGGTTTTTTCAGAATCTTGAAACATATATCCCAAAGCTACAGTGTTTGCAACACGAGCATTAATGGCAGCAAAATGGGTAGTATTGGTTTCATATAAATCAGCCAGAATATTTAAATCATGTGGCGGCTCGATAACATCATACAGAGCGTATCCGTCAATCGAATCTGGATCAACGGAGCGAGATGATGCATCACCTAGTCCCTTGTTTGTCTTAGCCGGCCTATGAGCCTTCTCAAGCTTTTGATATCGCCTCTTCATCTTGGGCGACTGCTTAGAAAGATCTATCTTCTTAAATGGATCATCGCTAGTATACTCAAGAGATACCTGAGTATAGCTTACGTCATCAATTTCAACTTCCATATTGTCTTCTTCTACAAAAGATGTTTCGCTCATAATTATCCTTTATAAGGTGCCACTTCTATAATGGCATCCTCTACCGGGTCAGGCAGCTTCCCTTCACCCAGCCTTCCTTCTTGCTCTGACCGTTCACTACTGGAGACCTTCCTTGCGCCGTCCATCCAATGAGGTCTTCCCTCATTATCCTTTCCAGCCCAATACCTAGCAGCCTCAGCCATCTGGGCTTCCACCCTACGATCACCGACCATGCCCTCAGCACACATATAATTGCCATCCCCGTCAGCAATAAAGCCACCATCCGGCATTTTCCATAGACAAACACCAAAAGCCGACTGCGGTACAACAATATTCTTACCCTTTTTTACAATTCCGTTACTCATCTATGTGTAGAATATCAGATTTTGTATCAAAAAGCAATTCAATCATCGGAAATAGGACCGGAACCGTCATGTTCTTCATTCATCAAAGAATACGATTCTACCAGCCCATTCACAGTCGGCACATTTAATGTGGCAGGCGGAGCAGCAGAGGCGTTGACTTCGAACTCTTCAACATCTCCATCTACACTTTCATACCAATATGTTATATAATTACCCGGCGCATTCATACCCTACAGGGCGCAAGTTGGACAATCAGGATCATCAATCCTGCACGTCTCAGCCTCTTCATCTAAATCAAGAGACATCTGATTAAGCACCTGTTCGTCTCGAGAGTTGTCTCGATAGATAGTGATACCCTTGCACCCAAGTTCGTAAGCCAACCTGTACAGTTTGTCGGTGTCCTCCACCGAGAAGTCCGTCGGACAGTTGGTTGTCTTGCTAATAGCAGAATCAACCCAACGCTGGATTGTCGCCTGAACCGCTACATGCTGTTCTGGCACAAGATCCATAGCCGTTACGCAGTATTCTGGTAAATCTTTAATGCTCAATTCAAGATCATTAATAACAGATACGGTTTCTACTTCTGTTCCAAGTCTAGACTTTCGAGTGTACTGCCAATTGAAATATGGTTCAATGCCAGTTGATGTTCCCATCATGGTA